AGAATCACGTAATGTTACTGAACAAAGACCCGAAAATGATAATCCATTCCAAAAAGGATTCCATGTAGGAAATAACCAAAACAATGTAGCAGGAACATTCGGTAATAACACAGCACCTACGTTTGATAATGCAGGAAATTATGGAAGTTTCAATACGAATTCTAATAGAACATTCAGTGGTTTTGAAAGCAATACAGGGTTTCAAAGCGATACAGGGTTTCAAAGCGATCAAACGGTAAATATTTCTGAAGACGACTTACCATTTTAGTCAAAATAATAAAACGCTCAAAAACACCCCTAGAAACGATTTCAACTACCAGACATATAAAATAGCTATCTACAAACTTAAAATTGCGTACAGGGCAAATATGAGCGAATGAGAACAATATAGGGGAGGTATAAAAGCGGGAGTAAAGATTAAAGAAAGTAATGGTTTGAAATTAGCATGGGTAGGAAATAAATGGCGTGCAGTGTTCAAAGAAAGTCCACTCAACTATTTCGTGATTGTTAACGGTGAAAGACGATTACTGAATAAGAAAACGGGAGAGTTAGTCAGCAATCAACCAGAGAACGCACATAACAAACGTTGGATTTGTACACCAAAATGTAAGACGACACATAAGGGAGGATGTTAAGTATGGGAGAGTATATTCTAAATTCGAGAGGTTTTTCCGGATTAGAAATGTTAGAAGAGTTTTTAAAAGGTCATAAAGGGTTTATTGCAGGCGGTTGCTTTAAAGACTTGTTAGGTGAAGAGACAAAAGACCCTAAAGATATTGATATTTGGTTCAGAAACGAAAAAGATTATCAAGAAGCAGAAGAATACTTTGAAAGACTTTGCGAAGAAAGTCAAGAAGGCGATGTAGGTTGGTACAGAATCTACAATACCGATAACGTTCGAGGTTTTTGGAATTACGACAAAGATATAACTGTAGAATTAGTCAAAAAGGTATTCGGAACACCGAAAGAAATTTTAGATCAATTCGATTTCACGATTACAAAATTTGCTTTCTATCCAAATGAAGAAGGCAATAGGTATGAATCTTACTATTCTTCAGATTTCTTTAATGCACTTGAAGAAAAAAGAGTGACTATTGATGATAAATGCTTACATCCAGTAGGAACGTTTGACCGAATGTTGAAGTATGCGAAATATGGATATCAAGCGGATAAAGATACAAAAATTTTTATACTTTCTAAAATCAATCAATTAGATTTTGATTTTTCAGATATCTATGAAGAATTATCAGATTTCTTAGAAGAAGAGTGGTACTAAATATGCTAAAAATCATCGCAATAGCATTACTAATTGTGTTCTATTTTTTAAAAGAGATTGGGAGGGATTGAATGTTTTTAGACCCGATGGAAGTACAGAAACGCTATCGGCATATTGGGATGCTGGTGGCGGAAAGGCACGAAAAAAGAACTGGAAGAAGTTTATTAGAAGATAAAGAATTAGAAACTTTCTCTAACTATTTCGTGGAAGATATATGCGACAGAAATGTAGGCTTAAAGAAAACCGTTACTGGAGTGTGTGAAGATTTCAGAATGAACATCGAGATTTCTTCAAAGGATAAGTTGATTGATGAAATCGACCCTAAGTTTATCAAAGAATTTGCAGACCAGTTAGTAACAAATCTTTTATACGGATATCCAGTAAGGTTTAATTTTTCTAAATTTACGGAGGGATTGAATGGCATTCGTTAAATTAACAGACACGAACGGTAAACCGTTGCTTTTGAAATATGAATTGATTGAATCGGTAAGAGCATACGTGATAGGACGACTTTATTCGTGGGGCAATAAAGTTGAGGAAGAAGAATATGCAACAGAAATCTTACTTACAAACGGTCATGAATACACAGTAGAAGAATCAGTAGAAGAAGTTTTGGAGGTATTAAATGAAAACAGTAACGATTGAATATAATTCGGACACTTGGGAAATTAAAGGTTTAGACAAAGTGGATTCGCATTTCGAAATTCATCAGTTAACTTTTGCAATGAGAGATATGGAAGAAATTTTAATTAAAAAACATTTTCCGTTTTTTATTCCAATGGATAAAGACATCATGATAAGAATTAACAGAGAAGATTTATTAAACAGTATTAAATCGTTAGGAGAAAACAAATGACTTTTAAAGAACTAAAACCACTAATCGAACAATGGTTTATTGATCGTGACTTGCACACAAAAGAAAGTGGTAGACAACTAATCAAACTAGAAGAAGTATTGGAGTTAAAGCAAGCATACAAGCATAAGAATCGTGCAGAAACTATCGATGCAATCGGAGATATTACTGTGGTATTGATTGGATTCTGCTTGCAACAAGGATTAGATTACGAAGCATGTATTGAATCAGCGTATCACGAAATCAAAAACAGAAAAGGTAAAGTCGTGAACGGTATTTTTGTGAAAGATGAGTGAGAAGATAAATATAAAAGGGGCGATAACTATTAAAGATATAGCGAGCCTAGATGACGTATATTTTGAACCATTGGATTTAGGTTTGTATCGTATGGAAGGACGATTGAAAAATGAATTCACAGTTCAAGTTGGCGTTACTGAAGAACTAAAACAAGAAATTGAAAAACTAATTGCGGAAGGGGTTAAAAATAAATGAAGATGATTAAATTTATTACTACTGGAGGGCAAGAATTTTACGTAAACACTAATTTTATCCAAGGTGTAAGTGGAATTAATGGCGTTACAGACTATTCGACAATCGTGGTAGATAATGAACCTGTTCAAGTCAAAGGCACACCCGAACAAATCGTAGCGATGATTCATGAAGCGGAGGGTAACAAATGATTTTTTTAAGAGAGATTAAATCTGAACCGCTATTTATCAGTAGTGAGAATGTCGAAGATTACGAAATGCACAAATCGGGTTTCGGTACTGTGGTAATCGATAAAAACGGATTCGCACATCACGTAATGGAAAGTTTAGAAGAAGTAGAAGACGTACTTGCTAAAGGCAACAACGTGACAGTTAATTATAAAATTGGAATTGGTAATCGAGTATCACCAGAAATTTTATCTATCGCAAAACCTAACAACGTGCCTTCAAGAGTTAGACCAATCGTGATTTTTCCTAATGTGGACTATAAGGATTTAACCATTGATGTAACCCAACGTGACAGTAAGTACAATAATACAACATTTAAAACGGTAATCGAAGATAACCAATCACACGTAATTAATCTAAATACGGGAGTGGAGTGATGGATAAATTCGTATATGAATCCAAATGCTATTTCAAAATCATTCCTTTTGACGATGCACTGTGGAAGTTAGCGTTTAAGAATCTACGGGAAAAATTAGGAATTGAACAAATTAATCTTTTACCAACTGCTACTAATTATGCGAATTTCGATACCTATTATGATGTGTATGTAGATTGGGATTTGATTGATGAACTAGGAATAGAAAAAGTAACGGAAATGGTAAAAGAAAAACTTGACGAAAAAATGCGTAAAGAATTTGAACCACCTTTTAAATGCTCAATTCATGAAAGGGAGTAAAAAAGTGACTGAAAAAGACAGGTTAAAACAAAAACCAAAAGAATCGAAAGAAACTAAACGATTAAAAACCAAGAAAAAGAAGAATTGTAATTTTTGTAAAATTGGTGATGAATATTTCTACGTTGTTGCAGACGGAAAATTAAGAAGTTTAGAACAAGATAATTATTTCTAAAAAGGAGGACACAAAATGTCAAATTTAGAAACACTAAAACAACAAACAGCAGATTTAGAAGCAAAGCTAAAAGAAATGAAAGCAGAAATCGACCGATTGGAAAACGGGTGGGAAATGAAATGCCCGTATAAAGATGGGGATGATTATTGGTTTTTATTTGATGATGGAAATATCGACAACGAATATTGGTGTGACTGTTTAGAGGATGATGGTAGATTTAAAATCGGTAACACATTTCCAACTGAAAAAGAAGCCTCACTAGAATCCAAACGCAGAAACTTACTAACACGATTTAGAGCGTTCAGAAACGAATGCAATGGGGATTGGAAGTTTAATTGGAGAGATGGAGTAAAATGGCTTATTTCTTACGATATCACAGATGGATTGACCGCTACATGTACGATTGGGTTAAATGACTTTACGAATTTCGGTTATTTCGAGAACAAACAAGACGCCCTACGTGCTATCGACCTATTCGGTGACGAAATCAAAGAATTGTTTGTGGAGGAAAATTAATGGATTTAACTTATGTCGAACAATTCAAAGACTATATAGAATTTGGCGGATTTATTAGTCATCCACAAACGGTGTATAAATTTCCGAATGGTTACGGAGCTAGTGTGATTGAACGTTACCATTTTGAAGAAGCTTGTATCGAAATTGCTGTTATAAAATTTCGTAAGAATGGTGATTGGGTCATCGATTACAGTACACCAATTACTGATGGTTTAATTAGGGTGTCAAAGCTAGAAGAACGGGATAATATCTTACAACGAATTTTCGATTTAAAGGAGGACTAACATGCCTAACACAGACCTACACGACCCACTAACAAAAGCACGATTAGAAGCAGTCTCACACCCTGAACATTACAAAGGGGTGTACGGACTTGAAGCAATCGAGGTTATGCGTAACTTTCTACCGAAATATCAAAATTCGCATGTAAGCTACTTAATCGGTAACGTGATTAAATACGTGTTACGTGCGCCTAGCAAAGGGAAAGAGATTGAAGACCTCATGAAAGCAAGAGAGTATTTAGATCTAGCGATTAAGGAGTTGGAGGGGGATAGTAAATGAAAATTTTAACTCGGCTTATTTGTAGTTTGATTGCAGGATGTCTTTTTGGATTGATAGCAAAAAAAAGCGAACTTGCAGCGTTCATAATTGGTTCTATTATGGTTATTGTACTTTTGGTTCTTTGCGTTTTAGAAATATTCGGAGTTATGGCTTTTTAAAGGAGTGATTGAATGGAAACAGTAACAATCAATGATACAGAAAATGAAGAATGGTATATAGAAACAAATACTTGTTTCGTAGCACCTATGTGTGATTTAAGAAGTGAATGGAACACTTATCATCCAACGGATAGAAACATGTACTATATACCACGAATAGAAGTTCGAAAGGTAGATGCATCTGACGTACTAGAGTGGATATATGACCATATGGAAGATAATGGATATTACAACATGGCAGGAATGTTATGGGAAGAAACAACGGAAGAATTTAAGCAACGACTTCAAGCAGTTCTTGATGAAATTTCAAATTTTGGTGCTGCAAAAGTATATTATCCAGATAAACATATAGATCCAGATGTAGATTTGGAGGATGAGTAATGAAAAAATCAGAATTAAAAACCATTCTTGATGATGTTGTTTTGGGTGAACATGTAAGTGGTGAAGAAGTTAGGAAAGTGTTTGATTTAATAGGTTTGTGTGGACCGTGGGAAACAAAAGAAATCAGATTATACTTTGCAGGACTTAGAGAAGGAATGAGAATAGAAAACGGAGAATATCCATATTGTGTGAAAATTGAATACGAGGAGGAAGATTAAATGCAAAACGAAATAATAAACAAAATAGCTGAATGGTTACAAATCAGCGTGGAAAAAGCAATCGAATTATACCCACAGTTAAGAACGGAAGCGGTGTGGTATTCGGTGGCACAAAATGTCGGAGCAATTCTAATATTTTTAGGATTTGGAACAATATGCTTTATGTTTGTGGATTTTTTAAATTATTCAATGAGTTCGTCTAGGGATGAAGTAGAAATTAAAAAATCTGCAGGCGAAAGATTAAAAATGTTTGCTAAATTTATATTGGCTTTAGTTGCTTTATTACTAGTTTTAAACATCGTTTTCCCGTTCTTGTATCCGAATATCGTGTTCTTTAAACAGTTTGTAAAGTAGGTGGGTAAATGACACTATTTGTAATTTTTAGAAATCAAGAAAAATATACTTTCTACGGTTTGAGGGAACACAGCATTGAATATGGAAAGTATCTTAAATTTACTTATACAGGGTAAAATGACAATTATTGGTCTGAAAAGCAAAAAAAGACACACGAAGGATGTTTTATGTTAGATGCAATCTCTGGTTACTACATTCATAGATAGGGAGGATGAGTAAATGACCATACTTTATTTTATAATCAAACACCCTCTACGTTTTGATTTAATATTATTGAGCATTTTTGTAATTGCCTTGCTTTGGTGCGCTTTTGATTTATACAAATTAAAGCGTGAAGGTACACCTCTTGAACGAGCGTTAAAGCAAATAGAACAAGAAAGGCAAGAAAATATCAAATGGCAGATAAATCGGAACTTAGAAGCTAGAAAAAGAAAAACAGCAATATCCGATTTAATCGCAATGTTTGGTAACAGGGATATTAATATTGATTACGAAAGCGATAGATTTTACGTAATCATAAAAATAAATAAAGATGAGTTAATTGAAAGGGAGGTTAAGTAATGCCTAATTGGTGTGAAGGGTATTTAAAGATTAGGGGTAAGAGAGAAGACTTAATCAATTTCATTGAAAATGAGATTCTATTAATGAATTATATCGATTCTGACAATATCGAAGAAGAAAATATCAAATTGGAATTTTATGATTTTGAATATTTCTTTGGGTACGACAAAAGTGAAAGACAATATTTATATCTCAAAAATAGCCACCGTTTTTTCATTGAAGATGAATCTATTCGTTTCCAATACGATGAAAGGGAAAGTGCACCACACTACTTACTGCTGCATATTAGACGGTCATGGAGCATTAAGAATGAAAAAATGCTTGTTGAAGATAGCAAGAAATATCATTTAGATTTCAATGTATATGCAACTGAAAGAAATCTGGAATTTGAAGAATACATCACTATCATCGATGGCGAAATTACAAGAAACGAAACAAAAGAATATGACGATTTTCGTTTCGAAGCAATCAATCCCGAATTAGGAGGTTAAATAATGGACACGCTAGAAAGAGAAAAAGAAATTGACTTATTAGAACGTGAATGTTCCCGTTTAAAGAAGGTGACGAATATTGGGTGCTTAATGGTGACGGGAGCGTTTCTAAAATGGAGTGGGATAATCATTCTATCGACCAAAGCGTATTAATGCTAGGTAATGCGTTTCGCACATCTAAAGAAGCAATCCTAGAAGCGGATAGAAGAGTACTGCTGCACTATTTCAAAATGTTTAGGGATAAATGTAATGGAGGGTGGAAAGTAAATCATTATAGATATCAAAATCATTATTACATTGATTTCTGCAATGAGGAAGATGAGTTATTTACAGGCTCAACATATTTTAAAACCTTTGAACTTTTCGGCTACTTTAAGAATGAATCAGACTGCGATAGAGCCATCGAACTTTTTGGCGATGAAATCAAACGGTTATATGTGGAGGTGTAATAATGAGATTTATTTTATGGACAATCGCAATCTGTATTTCTGGATTGATGGCAATCTTGAAACTGTTCGGATTGCAATATAGTTGGGTGATTGCTTTTTCACCAGTGTTAGGATTACTAGCGTTTGACTTATTCATTTCGCTAGTAGCAATTTTATACATTATCGTTAAAGCGGTGTTTGTGGTATTGAAGCGTAGAAAGAAGGGTTAGATGCAGTTTTTAGATCTGTTTGCAGGTATCGGTGGCTTCCGTCTAGGGATGGAAGCTGCAGGACACCAGTGCATTGGATTTTGTGAAATTGATAAATTTGCAAGAGCAAGTTATAAAGCAATTCACGACACAAAGGGGGAATTAGAATTACATGACATTACAACCGTATCAGACGAGTTTATTCAATCCATCGGACATGTCGATGTTATCTGTGGAGGGTTTCCGTGCCAGTCTTTCTCGATTGCAGGGAATAGACGAGGATTCGAAGATACGAGAGGAACTCTGTTCTTTGAAATCGCAAGGTTCGCATCTATTCTCAAACCTAGAATATTGTTTCTTGAAAATGTCAAAGGGTTACTCAACCACGACAAAGGCAGAACATTTGAAACCATCTTGCAAACGTTGGATGAGTTGGGGTACAACGTGGAATGGCAAGTGCTTAACAGCAAAGATTTCGGAGTACCACAAAACAGAGAACGAGTGTTCATTGTCGGACATCTTAGAGGAGAAGGTGGACGAAAAGTATTTCCTATCGATGGACAAGTTAAAAACATTAATTGTGTACGACAAATAGGTAATCTGATACAGACATCAAGTTACGGTG